CACAGGTGACGATGTTGTTGTAAATTCACAAGGACATTTATACTACATGGGCAGAAAATGATAGATAATATTATATTTGTTAGTTTTGAACAAGGAGGTGGTGGACATAGGCTTGCAAGAGTCATTGCGTCATTGCCTGGTGTTTATTGGTACAGCAATACAGATAATGGGATTAATCCATGGAATATAACTACACACAACACAACTATCACAGCACGTAGTGTTAGTCCTGCTCATTTTGATAGAATAGTTCCTAATGGAAAACTTCCTCCTACGTGGGATTATGTAAGGGAGTTCTTCCCATTTCCAGAATACTATTATAACGTATTTAAAACAGAATTTGCAAGGTTACAGCCCCAAACAGAAAGATCGTTCGTGTACTGTACACACAGTACGCCCAGTGAGCTAAAGCAATGGTTTCCTGCATGTAAAGTCATTAACATGATACATAATGTTGATTCGTTAGTTGACAGATATATGCAAACAACAGCAAAGTTTCCAGGTTGGCTTAGATTGAAGGGACTGGTACATGAAGATAATCCACATTTAGTATTTCTAAAATGTATGCGTGAACTAAAAAAAGAATTTACTATAGAAGATATATGGGCGCAGCGTAATCATGGTACAATGTTTAACAAAGCATATTATGATGAATACAGGCAATCTGTTAGTAATACCATGCACTATCGGATGGAAGATAGAAAATCCACAAATGATAGTAATGTATTAAATGTTGAAACTAAAAACTGGAAGGAAATTAAGTTGTTTTTAAGTGGCAGAGGGTGAGGGATTCGAACCCTCGGAGGGCTATGAACCCTCATTAGTTTTCAAGACTAACGCGATCGACCACTCTGCCAACCCTCTATAATTTAAAATGGCTCCTGAAGTTGGGCTCGAACCAACGACAAATAGATTAACAGTCTACTACTCTACCAACTGAGCTATTCAGGAATAATTTAATGAGTGTAAATGGTGGAGCCTAACGGGATCGAACCGTTGACCTGTTGCTTGCAAAGCAACCGCTCTCCCAACTGAGCTAAGGCCCCATATACTAGCTTTACTGGATGCAAAGCATTTTGTTACTAGTTATTTATCATAAACAGTTAACTAATTTGTCAATTGCTTCTTTACTTAACTTAATCTACCAAATCCCCATTGGCGTTCTGTACACCACCAACATTCACCGCAGTGCCCACTATGTGGGTTTGGTATCTTCGGACTATGTATAGTCTTCCATTCACAGCTTCGAGTAAGTGGATACAATGATTCCATTAAATCACATTCTCGGTACATCTCTGCAATGGCTCTCTTATCTATATTAGTCCATGGTAGATAATTATGTCTCATATAAGGCGAACGTGTTACATTAGGATTTCGTTGTTCGTCTTCTGTACTTTCCCCACTTAATACAACATCACTTGGTGGATTTGCTGTTATTCCAGAATAAACAGTATCTACAATATTATCTGCGTGATACTGATTTGGAGTTTTAAACAATATATCAGGATTCTGTGTAGGGCTGTATATTACATGCTGAATGAAATTATAATTATTTGTTAATTCAGCACACTTGCTTATAACATTAACACTTGCTTTGGTATTAGTATTCAATTTACTAAGGTTTGCTATAGTAAAAATATGCACAGTTGTAGTTGAATATTTAAGCAGGAAATATAATAATAAAGCACTATCGGCTCCACCTGACACGGTTATGCCATTGTTGCCATCAATTATATCTAAGTTGTTCCCACAAATATTATAACTTGTCACTGTGTGTCCTTAAATGGTGCGGCAGGAGAGACTCGAACTCTCACACTGTAAAGTACAGGTACCTAAAACCTGCGTGTCTACCAATTCCACCACAGCCGCTTAATTAGTAATGGTGCCGCAACCAAGAGTCGAACTCGGGACCTATTCATTACAAGTGAATTGCTCTACCAACTGAGCTATTGCGGCGTTATTCTTTTGTTAAGCTTAATATACTACATTAAGTTATGATTGTCAAGAACTTTTTTAATTATAATTGACAGTAGATGGTATTCATTATCTACAGTGTTATTTATCACGGTGTGTATTACTTGCGCGTTAACGCAAATAATACCGTGGTTTTTAGATTGGCGTTACGTTCATTTTAACGTCAATTACAGTGCCTATACTATGACAGTTACGGCTTGTAAATGTATGCTGTATATTACCCAGTGCTGGAATCTTAACAGTTGTCTTACACTGTGTAGCGCCTGGTGTGTATGAAATTTGATTTATTGTAGAACAATTACGTTGTTGTTGATATCCAACAATTACACGACTATTGTTATTTTTCTTCTGCGCTTTGTCAGCGCCTACAATGCCTCCAATTACTGCACCAATTGCAGCAGTATCAGATCCGCCTAATGCCTTTCCGCCTAGTCCGCCTAGCAGCATGCCAAGAAATGCACTTTCGCCTGCACTAGTGTTATTTTGTGCTTGGCCATAAATTGGAACATCAACTATGTTACATTGTGTAACTGGAGTAACTACACGTTGCTCTGGGCCTTGTGTGTACACTGTTCTTGTTACTTCACTTGATAATGTTACAATTGTTGCACTTGCTGATGTTGCAATACTTGTAAGTAGTGCAAAGATACATAATGTACTAAATTTAATATTTTTCATATTCTTCTCCTGCTGGTTTATTGTAGTTCTGGAAACATACGTTTCACATAATTTTTTACTATAACACGTGTATCATTATCTACTTCGCAAATTCGTACTAGCGGTTGGTCGATTCCAAACGTGCGTATTTCTTCTTTTGCAAGATGCAACAGTTGTCGCTTGTTTAATTGTTGCAATCTGTTTAAGTCTATTGCTTCACTAAGCAATGCGCTCAGAATGTAGTCACCTACATCGTTGTCACTAAGTGGGACCTCGATCTTCGCATTAATGCGTTTTACTCCGTCTTCGTATGTTGTTGCTCTCATAGTTTTACCAATGTCTATTACGTTATACCAATACATATACTATAACAGTAAGATGCATTGCTGTCAACCATTAAATGCTGGTTTTTTTGAAATTAGTTACCAATTAGTGGATAATTGAGTAATTTTATGGAGTTTCAACATATTCAGCCGGTACTAGCTGTATCCATTTTGTTCCATTATATCCTTCAAACATGTTAGTGTCTGTATTAAAGAACATTACTCCTGGTGCAGGAGTAGGGCGATTTGCAGCTGCGCCTGTTGGCAGCTGTACACCCACAGGATGTACAATGGCATTAAGTCCAGCATTTAATTCTGCTGTAGTGGCATACCCACTTAAATCAACGCTTCCACTACTTGCAATATTTGCTACTTGTTGATTAACGTATGCTTCTGTTGCCAAGCCTGCTAGACTCGAAGAGCTAACAGCACTAGCTGGTTGTCCAAGTATAACAGTTGTAGCTGGTGGGCTGTTTAATACTATTCCACTCTCTTGCAGTCCTGCTGCTCCAGGGTCTGTACTCAATGTTATTGGGGAACCTGCACTTTTATCGGTTATAACCGATGCAGCACTGCTATAACCGATAATTCTACCGCAATAATCGTGGACTGGTACGCGGTCATTAAGATCTACACTTGGCAGGTCATCTGCTTTTAATTTAGCTAACATTGATGCATCAAGTAAATAATCAAATATTGTATTACCTGCTTCGTCGACTGCATACCCTTTTAAGCTACTATAAGCTGACTTTAACCCACCTGCAATGCTTTGCGCAGAATTTAATGTTAATGTACTAGTATCAATTGCTGTTCCTACACCAGTGTGTACAGTCGCATCAGTTGACGCAAATGTGCTGCCGCCTGTGTCTGTTGTGCCACTGAAGTTGTTCTCAAACGTTACTAAGTTTTTCATGTCGGATGAGAATGCATTTAGCTCTAATACTACGCCAGCTAATGCATTGGCTGGAATGTTAGCAATGCTGCCAAATTCAGCTTCTAGACTTCCTAGTTGGCTTAATATTCCACCATTGAACACACCGCCATTGAATCCGCCGCCTGCGCCTATACAGCCGCCTATGTCACTGTCTAGCATTGTTCCTAATTTATCCAACAGTGCTTTACCTGCTCCAAGGTACGAACCAAATATATCTTTTAATACGTTAGGAATGGGCTTTGGTGTAACAGGTGTACCACAGAAGTTAATCATATTAGCTATTGCAGCAATTTCAGCAATAGCTGCATTAAGACGCGATAGTACGTTATCTATTCCAGTGTGTGCAATAAATTCGTCAAGTGATGCCTCTGCTTGTGAAAGTGCATTGTACAAGTCAGGGTGTATACCAGGTATGCCAAGTAGCCTACCTAAGTTAATTTTTAAACATATTTGTAAGTTTGGAAGTTTAATTCCATTACCTGCTAATAGACTGCATATAATTTCTTTTAAACTATAACTTGTAGTTGTTGCTGTTACTGCACCAGTGCCTATGTCAGCAGTTACATTTGATGCAACATCAAGTGATGTATTGTTTAAGTAGTCTACTGCATTTTTAAAACCAGACATTTATCAGCCGCCTATGTATGTATCAGGGCTGGTGCCAGTTGCTGATGGACTGCAATGGCTACCGCCTGGTAGTGGACACAAGCCATCTGGACTCGCGCTATTACCACCTATTACAACAAGCTTGTTGTTTATGTACACATTTGGATTAGCTGCATGCAGGTTTCCGCCACCGTGGCTGTTAGAGTCGTTGTCTACGCTTGCAAGTTTATTGTTAACGTATACATTGCTCTGGCCATTGACGTTTGTTTGTGCGCCGCATGCTCTGCTATCTGTATTTCTGTGTACACCTGCCACTTAGGCTCCTCCAACTATCTGAATACTTGATGTTTGTTTAATATACATATCAGTTGCGTCCTTTGCTGACTTAACTGTGCATATAATACTATTTATATTAATCTTAATCTTTTGCTCTGGAGCAACTGTAAACATAAATGGTGCAAGTCCCATGCCGCCATCTGTTGCCATAAGAATAAGTGGCTTCATTAATGTTAAATGTTCCTTTGACTCTGCTTCAAGTCGCGCGATCATTTCTTCTCCGCTGTTTAGTTTAATACTAACAACATCACCGTTTTTATAAGGCATTTCTAAAATCATAATGTAAATCCTGTTCCGTTAAAGTTTGTGGTTTCAATGTATGTTACAAGTTGATCGTACCCGCCAATAACATTCCCGTTGATTGTAATCTGTGGGAATGTACGAGCGGTTGGAGCAATCTCAAACAATTCTTCTCTTGTAAAGTCAACGTCAAGTTGTTTTGCGTCATACTTTATATTAAGTTTTTCTAATAATGCCTTTGCTGCTGTGCAATATGCACACGCTGGTTTACTGTAAACTACTACTTGTGTCATAAGCTAAATCCTTTAAATGAGTCTTTAGAGATATCTTGTTTAACACCACCAATGATGTAAGAACTGATCTCTGTTTCTTGTGGTGCAACTTGTACCTCAGCACCACTTATCCATTTCTGTGTCCATGGGAGTGGGTTTGCTTGACTAGTACTATAAGGTGCTTTTAGGCCAACTGATGTCATTCGTTTAACAGCAATCCATTCAATGTAGTTAGATAACAATTCTGCATTTAAGCCAATCATTGATCCATCTTTGAACAAAAAGTCTGCCCATTTCTTTTCTTGATCTACTGCATCAACAAACATTTGAATACATTCTTCTTCTGTTTCTTTTGCAATTTTAATATAATCTGGGTCGTCTTTTGGTAGAATTTTAAGAATAGTCTGTGTACTTGCTAAGTGTAAGTTTTCATCACGTGCAATTAACTTAATAATCTTAGCGTTGCCTTCCATTTTCTTTAATTCTGCAAATGCCCAGCTACACGCAAACGAGACATAAAAACGAACGCCTTCGAGAATGTTTACACTCATAAGAGTCTTGTATAATAACTTTTTAATTTCGTATCTATCGACAATAACTTTCTTGCCGTTTACTGTGTGCTTGCCTTCGCCGAGTAAATTGTAGTATGAAGTGATATTAATTAATTCATCATACAATACACTAATTTCATCTGCACATTCCATAATTTCAGCAATATCTGTCATGCCGTCAAACACAACACTTGGGTTGTTATAGATATTACGTATAATATGTGTATAGCTGCGGCTATGGATTGTTTCACTGAACGTCCATGTTTGAATCCAAGCTTCTAGTTCTGGAATTGTAACTAATGGGCCAAATGCCTCTACTGGTGCTCTGCCTTGAACACTGTCAAGTAAAATCTGACGTTTCAAGTTACTTGTAAATATATGCTGTTCATGGTCTGTTAGTTGCTTAAAGTCGTTTGAATCTTTTGTAACATCTACTTCTTCTGGGCGCCAAAAGAACCCAAGTTGCTTATCAGTTAACTTATCAAACTGTTTATACTTTAGCATATCGTATCGCTGTATCGCAGTACTGCCATTTGGGTCCAAGAACGCCAATGCAGTAGTGTGATCTGATTTATTGCTAGAGTTGAATACTGATCTTGCCATTTATACTATTTCTCTTTTTAAATTTTGCAACTATCGCAATCGTCATCATCGTCAATAACTGATTGTGCTAGTGGTTCATCGTTTAGTTTGCTAACGTCAAGTTCGCCCTGTCCGTCAAATGTGTTAAAGTAATAAAGTTGCTTGCCGCCGTACTTGTAAAACATTAACAAGTGCTGTATCATTACACTCATTGGTATCTTTTCATCTTCGAAGAATTGCGGGTTGTAACTTGTATTAACACTAATACCCTGATCGATATACTTTTGTAGTACTGCCATGATCTTTAAATAACCTTCGGGGCTTTTTTGTTCCCAAAGTAAATCATATTTGTTTTTAAGGCGTGGGTACCCAGGTACAACTTGTTTTAGTACTCCGTGCTTGCTTTGTTTTACACTAACAAATGCACGTGGTGGCTCAATGCCGTTTGTACTATTACTAATTTGTGCTGATGTCTCAGCTGGCATAAGTGCCATAAGTGTTGAATTCCTAATGCCCGTTTCTTTTAATTGTTCGCGTAATTCTTTCCATTCCATACGTTCCACGTGGGGCACAAGTTCGTCTACTTCTTGCTTATATGTCTGGTTGGGTGTAAGTCCTTTTCCATATTTTGTTTCGTTTATTTTACCGATGTTGCCTTTTTCAATTGCAAGATCTGCACTTGCTTTAATAAGGTAATATGACCATGCTTCTGCCCATTCATCAACTAATGCCAATCCTTCACTGTCAATATCTTGATAGTTTAAATCATTCTTAGCGAGCCAGAACGCAAAGTTAATAATGCCTATTCCCAATGGGCGTCTGTTCATTGTACTCAATTCTGCTGCTATTACTGGATAATTTTGATAATCCAGTAATTCGTCTAACGCACGTACAGATAGCCTACACACACGTTCAAAGTCCTTTACTGTCTTAACGTTGCCCCAATTAATTGCTGCAAGTGTGCATAATGAAATTTCGCCTTCTTCGTCAAATACATGTTCCAGTGGCTTAGTTGGAAGATTAATTTCTGTACACAGATTACTCATCTTAATTGGTGCAAGTGTTTCGTCAAATGATCCATGTGTGTTTGCGTGGTCTACATTCATTAAGTAAACACGGCCTGTGTTTTTACGTTCTTCCATGAAGCTACTAAACAATTCAATAGCAGGAATAGTCTTTTTACGAATCTTTGTATTTGCTTCTGCTGATTCATATAACTTTTTAAATTTAGCTTGATCTGCAAAAAATGAATCGTATAAACCTGGAACGTCATGGGGCGAGAATAAAGTAATAACACCACCAGATAATAATCGTTCGTACATTAATTTATTAAATTGCACACCGTAATCTAAGTGGCGTACTCTATTGTCTTCTGTGCCTTTATTGTTTTTAAGCACTAGCATATCTTCTACTTCTAAGTGCCAGATTGGATAATACAATGTTGCTGCTCCGCCACGTACACCACCTTGCGAGCATGACTTAACTGCACTCTGGAACATTTTATAAAAAGGAATAACGCCGGTGTGCGATGCATCACCATTACGAATGGGTGAATTAATAGCACGTATACTTCCAGCGCCTAC